TCAGGCAGTGATCAGCCCGTGCGCCCTCAAAGCCGCCAGGATAGCCGCCACAACGACTCGTATTTCGGCATCGATTGTCGTGCCTCCGCTGGCATCGGCAATCGCGGGCTGCCGCGCGCCCAGCACCTGTTGGCTGTGGATCCGCACTGCTGCTGCGTCGATCTGGCCAACTTCCCAAGCGGATGCAGCCCTTTTCACTGGCAAGGCGTCGGCGAGGCTCCACGCAACCATGCCATCGAAGGGCGGCGCAAAGCGCCAGCCCCCAGCCGTCCAGCAGGCAATTGCTCCGTCATGGCCCGCCCAAGCACCGGTGGCTCCGCCCCCGACGATCCAGCATTGGCCCGGAACCGGCGATGCGGGAACGTTCGCGGGCGCCACGACCTGAACCACAGGCTGGACGAGCATGTCCGCAAGCGCCAGCGCTTCGTTGTGCGTTATTTCCTTTTGCGCCTGCCCGCTTGCAAGCAGCGGAAATCCGAGGCGACCGGTTTCTTCGTTCATGACGAACTCCTTATGTCAGGGGAATGGTGATGGCAGTGGGGCGCGACTGGCCGGAACTACCGATCTGGCGGACGCTGAAAATCAGGCGGGTTGCCCCGTTTGCGAGATCGGCGGCGCGCGCGGCTACGTCATAGATGAGGCCCGGCCCGCTTTGCTCGCTCACGCGGGCAGACCCCGTGTCGGGCGTGAAGGTGACGGCATAACGCTCCACCTCCTCGACCAGCGGCGCATCGACGCCGTCGAGCCAGCGCCAGCCATTGCGACTGCGACGCATCCAGCGAATTTCGGTATCACCATTGGCCAGCAGGATTGCGGCGAGATGCGATGGTGGGAGCGGGAAAAGTGCCTGGCCGGGAGCGACAAGACCTTGCTCGGGCGGCACGGCATCCTGAATGCCGACCGCGATTGTACGCACCCGCCCCGCCCCTGGCGGAATGTCGATAAAGGCCAGCGCATCGGCCTCGATTAGAATGAACCGTTCCCCCGCCGCATGCGAGGAAATCGCCCATTCGGTTCCGCGTCGCCCACGTAGCAAACCTGAAAGTCGGTAGCGATTCTCTCCCAGGGGCAAGGCCGTGCGGAACTGGATCAACTCGTCGCCCAGCATGGCAGCGTTAGCGCCCGCCAGCAACGCGGCTCGGTCGCACTCCTGCAATGTCATGCCGCCGTGTAGCAGCGCGACCTCGACCGATCCGGCTTCATCGAAGAGCAAGGCACTCCCGTCTTGCAGGGCGGTCTTTGCCACACCAATCACGGCGGGCGCGGCCGTTGCCCCGGCTTCCTGCCAGCTTGCCCCATCGTCTAGGCTGAGGAGCAGGCTGGCCCGCCGCCAACCCGGCAATAACCCCGCCGCAGCAATGGCAATGCGTGGCGCAGTCGCCGCCGTGTCATCGAGCTGGGGCAAATCAAGCAGGTGATACAGCGTCGGCCCGTGAACAAGGTCGGGCTGCGAAAGATTGCGCCCGGGGTCGGACGCTGGCGCAAGACCCGAAACCGCCGCACGCTGGGTGAGATCGACCTCCACCACCATCCGGTCGAGCATCACACCCGACACGCGCCAGTCGGTCGCGTCGCCCGGCACGGCAAGACGTTGGCCCGGCTCAAGGTCGAGATAGCGCCACGGCAGACGGATCTTTGCAGTCACCCGTTCCGCGCGCATCCGTTGTAACGCGGCAACCGCATGACGCTTCACCCAGCCAGCATCGAGCGTCACGGGCATGTCGATCCGAAGGTCGCGCCGCCCTCCACCACCATCGCTGACCCGCTGGAGCCCTTGCTGGTAATCGCGCGCCGGTTCGTAATGCGCGACCGACAGGGTTGCAGGCAGCGTCGCTTCGGAACGCCGCTCACGCGCCAGACGGGGTTCGGTTTTGTCGGTCGGGGAAGCACCCTGATCGGTCGCTGTCACATCTCCATAGGAGTTCGGCGCCGACTCAAGCCGCAACACAGCGCCGTCGTCGCGCGCATGGTAGGGAAAGAGACTGGCCAGCGTCTCGGCAACTCCGCGCACTGCATCGCCGGTAGCGGCAAAGCCCTGGAGCAATGCCGGATCATCGGCGATGACGCCCGCGCCAGCCAGCTCCGAAAGCATTTGTCCGACGCTGACATCGCCGTCATCGGCCACCACTTCGAAACTCAAGGCCGGGATGCGGTTACCGAAATCGCCAAGCTGGAAATCCTCGAACACGGCATAGGCAAGGCCGCGATAGGCGGGCGTCATCCCCACCCCTTCGGCCGAGGCGATCAGCGGATCGACCGGCTGGGCCTCGTTTCCGGCATGAAGCCGAAAACCCGTCTCGCTCTTGAAATCGCCCCCGCCGCCGCGCAGCAAACTGCCATCCGCCCAGATACGCCCGACGCGAACGATCCGCCGAGCGGAAAGCGCCACCGCGAACGAGGCAGAGTAACTGTAAACGGTCGATTTGGGCCGCCCCTTGCCGTTCGAAACCTTGCGCTTGGTTTCCTTCAGGTCGGTCGCCCAGATCACCGTTCCGGCCACGCGGTTGCTGCCGAATAGCTTGGGGATGGACGAACCATAGGCCGAAGACTGGACGGCAAGTTCATTGAGGCGCGGCCCGTTACGGCCCTTGGGTGCAAACACCCGCTGGTCGATCTGCTGGCCGATGATCGCGCCGATGGCCCCGCCGATCGGGCCGCCGATCAATGTGCCGGCCGTGCTCAGGATAAGCGTTGCCATTACAGCTTCCTTTCACGGCGCAGCCAGGCCGAAAGCAGCGGCCAGCGCGGAACTCCCGGCGTCTCGACGATCCGGCCAAGCCCTGCATCGGCATGGATCAGGCTTTCGCCGGTCCAGATGCCGAGATGGACCTGCGCCGGACCGGGCCGGAGCATCAGCAAATCGCTCCGCCGCCACGCGACATTGCGGCGGACAAAGCCGAGCCTGCGCACGACCCACATCATCTGCAGCGCATCGCCGCCGCGCAGGGCATAGCCCGTCGGGACGCCATCGGCCCGCCCAAACGCCAGCGCCGCCAGCCCGACACAGTCAAGGCCGTGTTCGGGCGCGCGACCGTGCAGGCGAAAGGGCACACCGACCAGCGAACGAGCGACGAAGACAGGGTCATTTCGCATAGCGCACCAGCAAGTCATTGCCGGGAAGATGCGGCTCTCCCCTGAAATTCTCCGCATTGCCGAAACGCGCGGCGCAGGTCGAAAACCGCTTGTCGCAACCTTCACCCAGCTCGATCATCGCCCCCGGTACCGCCACAAAGGGCGGCGGTTCGCGCAGCGTGACAGGGCCATCGGACGCCGCAATCGCGCTCACCAGCCCGGCATTGTCCCCATCGAGCCAGCGGATCGTTCCGGAGGCATAGTCGCCCGCGGCGGCATCTACGGCAATTGCGGCCCCATTCGCGGAAACGACCCGCGCGATCACCCGCCGACCCGCCATATCGACCCGGCAGCGCCGGTCACCCAGTCCGGCGCGGCATTCGGGCGAAGTCTCCTCGACCACCGGCGCTTCGAGCAAGGCCGAAGGCCCGCGCAATTCAGCCGAAAAGCTCCGCCCGTCGCTTTCGACACTGCCCAGTTCCCCGCGCACGAGGAACACCGGATTGTCGTCCGGATCGACCCAGTTGACCGCCATCACCCGCAACCGCGCGCCATCCCAGCGCCCGGCCAGCAAGTCGGCCTCGGTGATGAGGCTGCTGGTCAGCGCACCCGCCAGATCCATATTGTCCGGATCGAGGCTGTCCCGCCGCTCGATCGCGGAGGGAACCATGCCGGGGGCGGCGCTGTAAGTCAGCCCGCCGAGCACCAGATCGCGGTCATGGCTGGTAAAGCCCAGCACCACGCCATCACGCCGCTCCAGCCGCCAGCAAAATGCGAGCGCGGTCAAATTGTCCTTGAACCATTTCGTCATGAAAATTCCCCACTGGAGAAAACCCCAATTCCTAATCTTCCCGGATTTCGATCAACGGCACCGAAGGCGCTTCGCCCGCCTGCCACTGCCCGGCATCGACGGCCAAGCTGTCCTCGGCGAAACGGACGGGAACGTCGAAGTGGAAGCCTGCCGTCACCGTCGCACCCGCTGCGGGAGCAATAGCGAAATCGATCATGCCGCCCGCTCCCACCGACCAATTGCCCGACGGAACCCCGTTGACGGCAACCAGCACCGACGCCGCCTCTGGCCGCGTGATCCGACGCCGCTCCTCCTCGTCCCCTTGGCCATAAACCTTGATCAGCGGAAACGACGTCCTGACCCCATCGCCCACCCCGATTGGCTGATCCAATGCGGTCGGCGCATCCGTCATTCCGCCCGACGAGTGATCGAGCGGATCGCGGAACCGGAAACCCTTGGCCGCGCCCCGTCTCGCCCGGAAAAAGCCGATCAGCGTCTGGAGATCGGCTTCGGATCGCACCCCCGGCCCCGCATCGAAACTCAACCGCCCGCTGGCCCAATCCATGTTGCGCTGCTCATGGCCTGAAGCCGTTGTAACAATCGCCGTCGAATAACCCGGCGTCACGCTCGCCCCGCGGCCGAGCGCCAGCGGGAAAGTCACATCGTCAAATGCCTGCACATAGTCCTCCGCCAAAGTAAAAACCGTAAATCCGTCGCGCAGCACCTGCGGCAGCGCCCAGATGAAGGCCTCGCCCACGCCGCGCCGCGCGCCGACCCGCGCCGCGGCCTCGATGCGCGACCATTGCGCCTTGTCCTGAGGGGCAAGGACAAAGCCCGAAAAATAATGCTGATCCCCCGGCGGATAGCCGAGCCTCGCCGTCATGACGGAAGCCCCCATCGCACTCGACGCGGTATTGCCCGTCGTCACCCAGTCATAATCCTCAAGCTGGAGCACATCGAAAGCCGGCGCCGCCCAGCCGACCGGCACATTGGCGCGCTTGAGGTCGGGCGCCGCCGCATCGAGCACGGTCGGCAGATAGACGAGCAACAAGGCCTCGCATCCCGGCTGGTCGAGCCGCACCGCTGCAACCAGCGCGGCCGTCGATGCCACAAGCAACGCCCCCGCCGCATCGAGCAACGTCTTCTGGGCGGCGCTCAGGCTCTTCGAATTCACCATTGGAATCTCGACCGGCGCGCCCCCCAGAGCCGCGCGCGCTGAAGCATCGTAAAGACAGGGCCGGCCATCGGGCAGCACCCACCACCACGGCTCCCCCACCTGGAAACGCGCGGCATGTCCGGCCGAGGCGGCAATGAACACGAACGCCCGCGCGACCGCCTGCAAATACCCCATCGCGTTGGGATTTGCGGGTGAGAGCAATACCGAGGGCGGGGTGTATCCAGTCCACGCCGGATCACCATTCCACGCCCGCTGTTTCCAGTCGTTCCAGCAATGTGCGTCGAACAGTTCGTAGGAGAGCGAGACGATCAGGCTATAGCCCAGCGCCTTCGACCGCGCGGCGAAGTCCTTGTGCCAGGCCGCGCACGGCGCGTTCAATGCGCGCCCCGTGAGGCTCACATAATAGCCGCCATAAAGCGCCTCGAGCCGGAAATAGTGGCTCATCCCGACATAATGGTTGAGGCTCCCGCGATAGCCGAGTTGCAGCGCATTGCGCAGCAGCCGCGCGGGCGTCTGGTTGTAGCAATCGTCATAACCGGTCGCGATCGACAGCCCGTGCGGCGGGACAATGACCTCGCCAATCGCCAGCACCGAACCCGGTCCGTCGCACGTCATTTCGCCGAGCGTCACCCAGCCTTCCACTGCGGCAGGAAGCGGCCCGTCGCTATTGGTGAAACCGGGCGGCACCAGCGAAATGAACAGCCGGTCAATGTCCCCCGCCCAGACCGGATCACCCTCCGAGGGAAGCAGGAAGCCGCCACTCAGTGTATCAAAATCGAGCGTGATCGCGGCATTCGTGGCGGTGCCCTTGGCATAGTTCCACAGCCGGACATACCAGCTACGCGGGTTGCCCGATGCATCGCGCCCCTCGATCGTCAGCGTCGGGCCATTGATCGCATCGAGCGCCATGACCCCCGACGATTGCCAGCGAAATTTGAGCACACATCCCCTGAAGTCCCGGCTCGTTTCATAGGCCAGCAGCGGATGATCGAAGCGATCTTCAGCCTCCCAGATCAGTCCGGCCAGATCGTTCGCCTTATAGAACACGGTATCCACCCGCAGCGATTGCGGGCCGGTCGTGGCGACGGCGGCCATCATCGGACGCGGGAAATCGACCGTCCAGAAACGCGGATCGAAGCGTTTGACAAACCCGCTCTGAAGCGCGTCTCCCGGTTTTGCGAGCCAGTGTCCCATTGCCCTAATCCTCCCGCGCCAAAGCCGCCCGCACCGCGCGCGCAACCTGTCGGCTCGAACGCGCCAGCATATCCGGCGCACTGCCCGCAGGCGCGTTGATCGCAATCGAGATGCGAACGTCGCGTGCGGACGAACCCGTGATCGGCGCAATCGATCCGCTGCTCGTTGGCACGAAGATTTCGGGACCGCGTTCGCCGACCGCATAGGCCCGACCCGGAGAGACCGGCCCGCCCGTCGCGCGTCCTGGTGCGCCCAGAAATGCGGACAACAACGATACGCCGGCCTGCGCCAGACCGCTTCCCGAAGAGCCGCCAAGCGACCCGATTCCGGCGCGGATGGCAGCGGCGGCAATCTCTGCCGTCACCGAAAGCGCAACGCGTTTCAGATCCTCAAATCCCAGTTTTCCGGTGCGCAGCGCACGGGTAAGCGTACTTTCGAGCAGCTGCCCGGCGCGTTCGACGCCAGCGCCAAACGGCCCGGCGAGCAGCCCACGCATCTCCCCCACATCTCGGGCAAAGCCCTGCGTATCGGCGCGGACCGATACGACCAGCCGTTCAATTTCTTCATCCATCGGGAAATTGTTCCTTCAATCGGGCGATCAATGCGCCATCCGCCGCATCGCCCTGTTCGCGCGAGAGCGCGGCAAGGATGGTCGCGAGTTCTGCTGGCGTTGCATTCCAGAATTCGTCCGGCCGCCAGCCCAGCAAGGCCGCAGTAAGGCCTGCGAGATGGGCAGCAGCTTCTGCCCACATCAGTGCCCCACCAATATCTGGCCCAGAAGCACCTTGAGCGCGGGCGTCGCACCGGCGAGGCCAGTCGCCGCAACGGCCTCGCCAAATGCATCGCGCGTCAGATCGGGATGGCGATCCTTCAGGCAATGCCAGAAGAGCGCGACCATCTCGGAAAGCTTCAGCCCGCCGGATGCCGCCCGTTCGACCAGCGCAAAGAGCGGCCCCAGTTCCTCCTCAGCCGCGACCAAAGCCGCAAAACTCGGTCGCAACACCCAGTCGAGTAGGCGCGCCTCTCCGCGAGCCGGATTCACAGCGACACCACCGCGCCCGAGCTTTCGAGCGCGAGCGTGTAGGAGCGTTCGCCGTTGAAATCCCCGGCATAATCGAGCCGCGCGACGAGGAACTTGCCGCGCAACCGCTCTCCACTTTCAAACGACAATTCATAGTCGTCGAGCACACCCGACAGCGCATTGGCCTTGATCCGCACCTCAGCCGCCGAGCCGGTAAAGACACCCGCACCCGATACCGAGACCGAACGTACCCCAGCGCCGGAGAGCAACTCACGCCACCCGCCCGAGCCCTTGCTGGTGATGACCACGCCTTCGCCATTGATCGCAAGCTGCGTCGTCCGCAGCCCCGCAACCGTCGTGTAAACCGGCGCAACCGCGCCATCGCCGACCTTCAACAGGAAGGCGCTTCCTTTTTCTGCTGGCATTTTCTTTCTCCTTACTCTGTTGCCATCACCCGCACCCGGTGTTCGACCAGCCCGGCCCAGGGGCCAGCGGGATCGCGCACCACCATTGCGCGGACGAACGCCACGCTCGCCACGCGCCAGCCGTCGAGATCGCGTTCGATCCCGGCAACGGCATCCTCGATATGATGCATGAGGCCATGAAGCCGCGCGGGTTCCTCACCATCGTCCCACACGGTCAGCGCAACACGAATTTCGCGGCCCGGCGCCGTCTTGGTGCTCCAGTCGCTGCCGCTGCCATCACTGATCGACACATAGGGAAAGGACGCGCGTACCGGCGGCCCGTCATAGACGCCCGAAACGCCCGCCATCACCGGCACCGAATTGCGCAGGGCATTGGCGACAGCCTCCTGCACGGCGATCATCGCGCTGGTCATCGCCCGATCCTCCGAAGGCGCGGGTCGTCGATCATCCGGCGGCGCAGCTTGCGGGCGGAGAGCTTCACGCCATCCTTGCCGATTTCGAGAGTCACGTCGGCGGGAAGCTCCACCTTGTCTGCCAGCCGCGCAATTGCCGTCAGGACGGCCGCCTCACCCAGCCGCTTTGCGCGGGTTATCAATCGTTCGAACATCATCGCATCTCCTCACAGGTCAAAAGCATTTGCGCAGGCTCGCGCGGGTCGCTGACAACGCCCTTCACGGCGAGGAACCGGCCGCGCCAGACGAGCCGCGTGGCGGGGCCGATCCCCTCCCGCTTGCGCATCGTCACTTGCCAGCGCGGCTGCGCGGAAAGCGCATCGGCGACGATTAGCCCCGCCGGCATCAGCGGCGTCACCGCCACCCAGGCCGCGCCGTCATAGGCGTAACCACGCTTGGCCCCGGCAAGGACATCGCGCTCCGCCCGGCGGCGTTCGATCGAGACGCGCTCGCGCAGCGCTCCCGCAAATTCGCCGCTCATGACAGCCGCATCCTTCTCCACGGACGGAGCAGCGCCGCGACCGCCGCAGGCGGCCCGACATCGTCGGCCATGTCGCGATAGGTGTAGAGATGCCCGGTCAGCCGCAGCACCGCGAGGCGCAGCGGTTCCGGGACATCGCCCCAGTCTGCCGCCAGTCCGGCATCGACCGTAACGTCGATCCGCCCCGCGCTGCCGGGCTGCGTGACGCGCACCCAGCCATCGCCGCTACCGTCGATATCGAGCGCATAGGCGTCCACCGGGAGGGTGAAAACCGCGCCCTCGGCGGGAAGGCCGGCAACCAGCGTGATGGCATGAACCGGCGTAACGCCCAGCCTTTGCCATGCGCTCGAAACCGCCAGCCGATCCACCCCTGCACGACGCAAGAGCAACTGGTTTGTAAACCCTTCGACATGGCGGACAGCGGCCGCAAGCAGCGCGCCGATCAGCGCATCCTCAAGATCGTTTTCGATCCGCAAATAGGTTTTGGCCGCAACAACGGCCTCCGCCGCGATCAGCGGCGGGGAGAGACTGAACATTTTGGGGGTTCCGTTTTTGGTTTGACGGCAGCGCGTCTCGCCTCCCCTTTGTCACCCCCGCAAAAGCGGGGCCCCATCCGGGTTCCCGCTTTCGCGGGAATGACAAGGGAGGGAGGGAGAGGGGCTTCCTGTTACGCCGCCGAGAATTTCAGCAGCTTGATCGCTTCCGAATTCGACACGCACCCGCCCAGCCGCTTGGTCGCGTAGAACTGGACATAGGGCTTGTTCGAATAGGGATCGCGCAGGATCCGCGTCTCGGTCCGCTCGGCGATCAGGTAACCCGCCCTGAAGTTGCCGAACGCGATCGACAGGCTGTTGTTGGCGATGTCGGGCATGTCCTCCGCTTCGACCACGGGATAACCGAGCAGCGTATCGGGCTGGCCAGAGACAAGCCCCGCCTGCCAGATGAACGCCCCGTCGGTGGTCTTGAACTTGCGGATCGCAGCAAGCGTCGCTGAATTCATCACCCAGGCCGCGCCCTGCCGATACGGTGCACGCAGCGTGTGAACCAGCTCGACGAGCTTGTCCTGCGGGCTGGCGGAAAACGCCCCCAAGGTCCCGCTCGGGATGTATTGCAACGTCCCGAATACCCGCGACACATCGGGCGACGCGTTGACCGGCGATTGCAGGAAGCCCTTGGGCCGGTTGGTACCATTGCCGTTGACGAAGGCGCTGCCTTCGGCCTTGGCAAACTCGGTCGCAATCTCGCCCGCCAGCCAGCTTTCGACATCGAACTGCGCATCGTCGAGCATCGCCTGCGTCGCCGAGGGATTGGCGTAAAGGTCACCAAAGCTCGGCACGACTTCGTTGAAGACGGGCGTGTCGGTTTCGGGTCGCGCGGCATCTTCGGCTGCCCAACCCGAGGCGACGCCGCTCTGCGTCACCAGCTTTCGATAGCCGGCACTGCCGACCTTCACGACATTGGCGATCGAACGGATCGGCGAGATGCCCTTCAGCGTCGCGTCGATTGCAGCGTCGATTTCCTTCGGGATCGCATAGCCGCCATCCGCCGGCGCAACGCCGGAAATGCTCTTCGCCTCAAGCTCCGAACCACGCCGCACATAGCCATCGATAAACGCCGAACGACTGGCATCGCCGCCCTGCAGGATCGGCCGCTCGATTGCGACCGCACCCGTTTCAACCGCCGCAAAGCTCTCTTCGAGCGATCTGGCTTTCACTTCATAAACCATCTTTCTTCTCCTTCATGTTAAACCTCCACCGCATGCACCCGCGCAAGCGGCTGCATCGGCTGCGACACCAGGCTCACCTCGATCAGTTCGAGGTCAGTCAGTTCCCTGAATGTTCCCTTATTGGCTTTGCGGACGCGGTAACCGAACGACAGGCCGTGACCCGACGCGACGGTGCGTCCGCCCGAAAGCCGCGCGACAATGCGAAGTCCCCGCGAGTCTTCGGCAAGGCTTTCGACCGTGCCGATCCGCTGGGCGGCGTCATGCTGCCAGAACAGCGGAAGCCCTTCGGTCCTTGCGCTGGCAAAGGCCCCTTTGCGGACAATATCGCCGCCGCTGTCGGGCCGGTCGAAAATGGCGGCGTAACCGGCGAATTTCATAGATAAACTCCATTGATTGCCCCACGCCTTCCCGAGCGCAGACGAGGGACTATGCCGAGCGGAGCCGAGGCTTTCACTGCCGAGGTTCTCGACTTCGCTCGAATGAGTCCCTCGACTTCGGCCGAACGGCCGAAGTTTATCCTGAGCGCCTGCAAGGCAGTCGAAGGACTCGGGAAGGCGGAGGGTCGTTGTAGCGTTACTGGCTGACCAGCCCGGCGAGGCCGAGCTTCACCGCGATCCCGATCAACAGGATGGCGAGGAACCCGCGCATCAGCCAGTCCACCACTGCCTTGCGCGCGGACACCTTGGCATCGCGCCAGGCAGACAAAAGCTCGCGCAATTCCTCCATATCCTTGCGCGCCTTGTCATCGGCAAGGCCAAGCGAGGCCAGCGCCCGCGATGCACCCAGTTCGGACGCTTCCTCGATCAGTGCGCGCAACGTCACCAAATCGGCCCCGCGCGCTTCGGCCTGCGCCGTCAATTGTGTCAGCATGTTTGAATCGCTCATGATGTGTGCTCCGGACAAAGAAAAAGCCGCCCGAAGGCGGCTCTGTGGTAAAGTTTGAATGTGCGGGTCAGCCGGGAAGACGGCCCCCTCGATTACCGGGGGTCATGTTCAACCCCCCGAAAATCTCGCAAAACGACAATACCCTGACGCAAAACCGTCCTTATAGGCGGAGAGCGTGGCTGTACGGTGGTAACGCCGCGTCTTCAGGTCGAAGGTTTCATGCTCGTCCTTGGTCTTGACGAACGTAGTGATCCGACGCGTCGTGGACGCAATTGTCTTTGTCTCCTCGTCTTTTGGCCCCACGTCGGTGTATAGCCCGACGTTCAGATCAACCCGGTAGCGGAAATCATAGGCCCAGCTGTCTGGCATGGCATACGCATAGCCTTCAAGTTCGGGGTGATACGCCCTGTAGTCATGGCCGCTGACGGA